GCGAAAGGCCTTGCAGCGGTTGATGGGACGGCCACGGTGTCCTGCAACGCAGTGATCATCGCGGTGTCAATCGACGCGAGCGTTGCGGTCACAGCACACGCTCCACGGCGCCTCGCATCGACGACTCAACCGTGCGCACAACGAGACCCTCCTCAGCCTCCCACGCGGGTGCGAGGTACGGATATGGACGGTTGCGCGACGTACCGAGCTCGACGAATCCGCCGTAAAGCGTGTCGCCGACGACGTGCACGGTGTACGAGCTGCCCCACGCTCCGCGCAGACCGCGCGCGCCGTCGTAGCGCGTGTTCGTCTGCAGCCGGTACGTGCGATTGGTGTAGGGGTGATTCGCGCGAGCGTAGAAGCCGACGAACCGCGCACCCGCAACGAGACCGCTTTTCGCGCCACGCTGCGCCGCAGACTCCATCGCGCGGATTGCGTCGACGAGCCCACCCATCAGAAAGATCCCGTGTCCTTGTAGTCCGCGATGCGGTTCCAGACGTTCGTGTCGCGACCCGCATCCGTGCGCTGGTTGAGCACCGACGCGAGCGGTTGCGGCGGGCTCTGCGTTGAGCCCGCGGCGCGCGCATCGTAGTCGCGATTGAGCGCCTTGATGAACTCACGCGCCTTGCGGCCTTGCTCAGCGAATGAGCCCTGCTCATCCCAGAGACCGTGACGGCGCGCGGCGATCTCGCACGCCAGGTCACACACGCATCCGATGACCGCAGGGTCAATCGTGTCCGTCGTCGAATAGACGCCTTGCGGGAACGCAACGCGGGTCATCGTGCGAAACAGACTGTTCGCTTCGGCAACGCACAAGTCGCGAAACACCGTGTCGACGGTGCCGCCGCCGCTCTTCGCGAAAAGCCGCGTGTAGACCTGCGTTGAGAGCCTCGCGACAAGGTCGGCGCTCGTTGCGATTGTGACCTGCTCACTCACGACGCCAGTGCTCCCCTTCGGTCAAACCATCGGCCGCGAGGGCCGCCGGGATCTCTTCTCCCGCGGCGTAAGAGCGCTCCGCGAGGATGCGCACGAGCGCAATGAAGCGCTCCGTGCGCACGTCGGGAAGGCAAGGTGACGCGACCGACGCCGCAGCGTCGTCGGCTTGCGTGCGTCGGTCGCGTCGGGCCATCAGCTCACCACGGTGGTGTAGAGAAAGCCCGTGTCTCCACCGCCGATGACGAACTCGGAATCCGAGTGCGACGTCTTGATGAAAACACCGCCGCGAACACCGCGAAGGTTGTCCACGATCTCGCGGGTCTCAATAGCCCCGAAGCGGAAGGTGTAGCCGAACGTGCGGGTCGCGCGCGGGCTCGGGGTCGGCTCGACGCGGATGAGCGCGGCGCTCTTGCCCCAGAGGTAGGAGCTCACGACCGAAGCTCCTTCCGCCGCGCTGTTGTACTTCGCGCGACCGATCACGACCTTCTCAAGACCGAAGGCCTCTGCGAAGAGCTGCTCGTTGACGCGCAGCGGGACATCGCCCGCGGTGGTCGACGCGCGCGACAGGATGTACTGCAACACCTTCGGGTGATTGCGCAGCTTGATCCACACTTGCGCGCCGAGCACCATCACGTTCGGTCGCACGAAGCACGACTCAATCGCGTCTTCGATAGCCTGAATCGGGTCGGAGGTCGGCACGTCCCAGCGGTTCGCACCGGCAAGCGCGCTGGTGTTTGAGCCGTAGTTGCCAGCGCTGAACACCGTATCTGCCACGCGCTTCTCGCGCGCGAGCATCAGGAAGTTCATCACGATGTCCTGCGCGTAGATCTTCGGCTGAAGCGGCGCGTCGGCGTTCGCGATTTCGTCATTGGAGACGAAGTCCATGAGCGCGTAGTCCGTGACCGAATAGGTGAGGTTCGACTGCAGAGAGTACTTGATCTCGTTGACGTTCGAACGCGGCCCGGCGACGGCGCTGTCCGAGACTTCCTGCATCGTGTTGACCGGGAACGCGAAGATCTTGTCCGAGCGGTGCTTCACGCTCACCACGGGCAGACACGAGTCCGCGACGTATTCGCGGTTGTTGTACTGCGCGACGAGGTTCGTGAGCGCGCGGTCGATGTGCACCACGCTCGGAGAAAGGCTCATCGCGTGAGCGATGTCGCTCGGCGCCATGCCATGAGCGCCGAGAATCTGATGCTGAATGTTTTCGATGATGCTCATGATATCAGCCCTGGAGTTCGCCGATGGCGATGTTGATGGCCACGCGCTCACCGGAGGACGCATCCTCCATCGCATATCCGATCACCGCGACGTTCGTCCCGGCGCCGGGGTTCGCGGGCTTCACGCCGCCGCTGGTGTTGGCAACGGTCAAGAGCTGACCGCGCGAGATCGACGCCGCCGCGATGCCGGGGAAGATCCCAGCGGTGACGACGTCGGCACCAGTCTGCGTCGACGTGACGGCGAAGAGCGACAGCCCGAGGAGGGCCACGGTCTTCGGATCGGGATCGGCGCCAGCGGGGAGCGCGGCGGAGTTGTCGGTTGCACCACACACAAGCACAGCGCCTTCGCTCGCAGTGAGCGACGACACCGCGAACGGCGTGGTGAGCTGAATGTTGCGGCGAGACGTTGTCACTTGAGACCTCCGAGAATCGCGTTGAGGGGCGCAAGAGCCTCGTCACGCAGGTCGCGCGAGGCCTGGAGCAGCGCGGCCTTGTAGTCAATGCCGCGATCGGACATGAGGCGCATCGCGCGATCGTGCGCGGCGTCGGCGTGACGCACGGGCGCGACGCCGATCGGGGCCGGCGCGACGCCGCCCTGCGGCGACACGCGCGCGCTCATGAGCCGCGCATCGGTCGTCGCGACAGGCTGCGCGGGGTACAGCGCGTCGAACGTCGCGCGGTCGGCGCGGCAGAGCTTCGCGAGACGATCACGCGCGGCGGCCGGAGCGCGACCATCGGCAATCACGCGGTCAGACATCTGCATCGACTCAGCGACTTCGAGCTGCTCGAGCTTTTCGAGCAGCTTCTCCATCGCGTCGAGGATGGCCATCTCTTCGGCCTGTCCGTCCATGTTCATGTACTTCGCGGCCATCGCGCGAAGACGCGCCATTGCCTTGCCCTCTGCGGGCATCGCCATCTTCTTCTCTTCTTCCACTTTGACCTCAGCAGATTGCGGGATGTGCACGCTCTCGGGAGAGAGCGACGCGCGCGAGGCATCGCGCGCAGTTAGCGGCTCCATCCCATCGAGGAAGGGCCGATTGGTGAGCGCGACGCTTGTGAGCCTCGCGCCGATGCTTTCACCGCTCTCAGGGTCGATTGCGCCGAACACAATCGCCGGGGAGCAATATGCGTATTGACCTGAGCGAATGCGGTCCACGGCCGTCGCGTCGATCCAATCGACGTGCGCCCACAGTTCATCTTCGCGGCGCTCAAGCGCCGTGACCCATCCGACAGCGGGCGCGCCCGACTGCATCACGGTGCTTGACGCAACCATCTCGGTTGCGTGTTCGTAGTCCACTGGCACGCGACGATTCGCGCTGCGATTGAAGTTACCGATGATCCCAGCGAAGGTCTCGCCGTTCATCGAAAAGCCGCCCTGCGGGTGTCCCTTGAAGTCACCGCTCCGCGCAATCTGAATCACGCTGCGCGAGACGGGCTCTGCGCCCATCGTGATCGCCACGCCGGGGCATCGCGCGGTGCGAGACCTCTCCCACGCGGCGCGGTGCTTTTCGAGGTGAGACAGTGCGGCATCGCGCACGTCGGCGGGCACGTCGACGCCGCCAGCGCGCGCGCCGTGAAGCGCACCGATGGCGGCGCTCACGCCAGCGGGCACAGTCACGAGCTCACCGTCGCGCACGTCGTGGTGCGGGAGGATGTAGCTCGTGAGGTTGTCGCGCGGCCCGCGCACAATCGCGAAGCCTTCGGCATAGTCGTTCCACGCGTCAGCATCGGGCTCTTCGCCGTCGACGCCCGCCCACGCGCGAAGCCTTCCCACCGCGGCGTCAGCGTCCCACGAACCTTCCGCGAAAGGATACTCGTGATAACCGACGGCGCTCACGTCAGCGTCGGCCATCGTCGTCGTCGTGTCACTCATCCTAGAGGCCTTCTCGTCTGCCGCGTTCATCTGTCGCACGACCTTTCGCGCCCACGCATAGCCGGCGTCACCGCCCCATCCCTGCCACGCTTGCCAGCCCTTGCCTTGCTCGCTCCAGGTCGCGCCCTTCTTGTCGCTTTGGTGGCGATCAAAGTACGCCTTCATTCGACGCACGGTATCGGGAGAGAGCGTCTTACCGTTCGCAAGGTCACGCGCGCGCGCAATACCGACAGGGGTCATCCCGCGCTGCGATGCGGGCTTCCCCGCGCGGACTTCCAGCGCGCGGCGCGCAGCATCGCGCGCGCCCTGCGGCGGGCTGAAGTCAATGTGGCCGTAGCGGCTCACAGCGGCACCATGATCGTCGCGCCGGGCTGCGGATCGGGGAGCCCGAGGAGGTTTCGCACGTCCTCCGCACCGAGCGGGAGACCGGCCTTGACCATCAGGTCAATCCGCTTCGCAAGCGCGTCGAGATCCTGCGTCGGGTCAACCGCGAACGCGATAGACGGCACGGGCGCGCCGTCGCCGAACGCGCGATGCACCATGGGGCCGATAAGATCACGCTTCAGCGTCGCCGAGAGCGACTCCGCATCGCGACGCGCGATCATCAGCGTCACGCGCTCGTGCACCTCTCCGAGTGCGCGATTGCCTCCGTTCTCACCGACCTCACTGCCAAGCGTTGACCCGACGACGGCTTTCGAGATCTCGCTATTGCATAGTGCAACCAGGCGCTCGTGCACAGCGTTGACGCTCGGCGCGTCCATCACAGTGAGCTTCGTGGTGTCTGGGATCACCACGGACACCGTCGATGACATCGCTTCAAGCGCGTCCTGCAACGCCGCAACGTCCTCTGGCGCAGCGCGCGCGGGGCCATCGGGAGAGGTGCCGCTGTTGTAGACGCCGACGCGCAGCCCGCGGCCCGCCCACTCGGCGAACGCGAGGAAGTCGCGCATCGAGAACTTCTTGAAAAGCGAGTACCAACACAGCGTGCGGCCGAGGCCTTCGCGCGTCGGATAACCGCCGCGAACGCGAGGCCGGTGCACGATGAACTTGCCGGGCGGAAACAGGTCCAAAGGCACGCCGGGGAACTGCGCGAAGGCTTGCTCCGCGGCCGTGCGCGTCGCGCCGATCGCCGCACCGCTGCCGGTTGCGTCCCAAAGGTGGAGCTTCCAATCAGTCGCATACGCAAGTCGGCGAGGGTGCACGAACTCGATTGCGACAGGGCGCCGCCCATCGGGTTGCCAGATAACCTCGGCGACTGCGCGACCGTAATAAACACCCTGCATCAAGTGATGCAGCGTGTCGGGAAACGAAAGCGACATGTCGCCGCGAGCGTCGAGGTCCTCGAGCACCGCGCGCACGTAGTCCGCAACGGCCTGTCCCGCTTCACCGCTATCCGCGGGAGGCCGAATCTCCCACGATGCGCCAGCAACGAGCGCTTCGCGCCGGAACAGTTCCGCGTGCATGTGCGGGTCTGTCTCGCGGAGTTCGTCCAGCGCATCAATCCACTGGTAGAGATAGCCGATATCGGCTTGGCGCTGCGTCGCAGTGAGCGACTGCGGAGTAAGCGCGCTGCCGCCGCGATACTGAAAGCGATCGTTGTATGGCGGCGTTGCGAGGAATGGCCCGCTGCTAGCCGCCATGCGGGCGGCGGCGATCTCAGCCTGTGTTGCAGCGGTGGTTGCTACCATGCTCCTCGAAGGGGCGACGTTACCAGTTTCGGCGCCGCGTGCACTGTTGGGCCCGCGCGGTCAATCACGAGATCGGTGAGCGCCCAAACGAGCGCGTCGAGACGGTCAGGCGAGCGGGCAGACCCCGCAGGGTCCCACGATATGCATTGATCTTCCAGGCGCGCAAGGGCCCCCACATGCGACACGCGACCCTGTTCGTAGAGCGCCGCGACAGGCTCTGCGCGCACGGCCTTGCCGCGCGTTGCGCGCACGGTCACAACAGGCACGGCGCGGTCCACGGCGCGCAGCACCGACGCGACCAGGTCACCGCCGTTGTTGACCTCCGCGACGATGCGATCCGCGCGATGTCGCCGATAAGCCTCGACGGCGCGCCGCGCCCACTGCTCCGCGGGATAGGTGCCTGAGAGATCCTCGAGCACGTAGACGCGCCCGTCGTGTCCGAGGCCCGCGACAACGATTCCGGTCTCGTCACTCCCCTCATGCGAGGTCACGGCGGGATCGATCGCGACGACAACGCGCCGCAAGTCGGGCGCGCGGTCAACGCGTGCGTTGTCGAACATCGCGAGGCGCCACAGCGCACCGGGCGCGTCGTCGAGCACCTCTCCGTCGAGCTCCTGCCGCCCGAGGCGCGTGCCGCCGTAGCGCTGCGAGAGCGCGTCGACGACGCCGGGCGCGAGGTTGCGTGCGTTGTCGCGCGTGCGGCCGCGCGTCACCACGGTGTCCGGTGACGCTATCAGGGCGCGCACGATCGGCGTCGGGCGCGGCGTTGTCGTGACGCACACGCGAGGGTCGGTGCCAAGGCGCAGACCCATCCGCAGTTGGTCCCACGCGTCGGGATATCGCCACGCCGCAAGTTCGTCGCACCATGCCGCGTCGTGCTGCGGACCACGGAGCTGGTCAGGCTCTTCGGCCGAATACGTCGTTGCGATGGCGCCGCACGGCCACGTCAACCTCCGTCGCGACGGCTCCCACGTCGGACGCTCATCCGCGCGATGGATCGCGAGCAGTCCCGACTCGCCCTCGACGATCACGTCGCGCACGTCGGAGGCCGTGCGCGCGACAAGCGCGATGCGGCGCGCGCGACCCGATGCCACCTGCGCGCGAACCCATTCGGCGCCCGTGCGCGACTTGCCCCATCCGCGCCCGGCGAGGATTAGCCACACGCGCCAGTCACCGGGCGGCGCGAGTTGCTCTCGACGCGCCCACACGCGCCACTCGCGCAACACGCGCTCCTGCATCGCGGGGTCAAGCCGCGCGACCTCGGAGAGCACGTCAACGCTCACACGCCGCTCGTCTGCGCCGGGTGCAAGGCGCCGCATGAGGTCTCGTCGGTGTCGTCGTCGGTGTCGTCGACATCGCGGCCCTCCGCGTCGCGCGGTGCGGCGCCGAGCGTCGCGTGCACAACCGCGAGCAACGCGCGATCGTCAGGGCTCATCGTGGATCGCCTTGCGGAGCCGCGCGATGAGCTCGTCGCCGACGCCGTCGACGGCCACGCGCTCGACGTGCGTGCCCTTCGCTCGCTGCGCTGCGATCTCGGCCTCCCAGCGCGCGCGACGCTCGTCGTGCCGCGCCTTCGGATCGCCGCGCCGGTGATCCAGCGCCCACGCCGCAGCGCGCCAATCGTCGCGCGAGGCCTCGGCGACGGTTCGCTCGAGCAGCGCAGTGTGCTCGGCGTAGGCGGCCATGGCCGCTGTCACGAGCGCCACCACGTCTGCGTTGTCGCACGCGCCAGACTGCACGGCTGCACGCCACGAGTGCCACGTGCGCTCAGGGATGCCGACCGATCCCGCGGCGGCGCGAATCGTCGCGCCCTCTCGGATGCGGTCAACCATTGCGAGATGCGACGGCTGATAGGTGGTCGGACGCATTGCAGTTCACGCGCGCGTTTGCTGCACGATCGCACGCACGCTCGCATCATGCCTCCGCCCCGCGCGGCCGTCAAAACGCGACACGCTGCGATCCCCCTCTCTTGGCAGGGCGCGGGATCGCAGCGTGCGGGGCCACAGGACGTACGCGTATGCAGCCGCTAGCGGTGTAGCACCGCGGCCCGGCGGCGTCCACTGCTACGCGAGGCTGGCGGTGGAGAGAGTCACTGGAGTCAGCAGAGTCACTCCCTGCGGCGTCCACTGCTACGCTGCTACACGTCTGCTACGGACGGCGCTACACATCGAAACGCCTTCTTTTCTCGGCTGCTACACTGCTACGCCACTACTCTTATAGAGAGAGAGAGAGGTGGTAACTGCGGGCACCCGCGCGTGAGGCCGGGTACCTATTTGGGAGACCACGTGTAGCGGTAGCGAGCGTAGCGGACGGATCGATCAAGGCCGATTTCGCCACGATCCGTCGGTGTTTTGGACGTCCCAGACGCGAGCGTTGCGTCCGTCGACGCGTAGCACCCGGTTGGTCCAGCCCAGCCGTCGCATGATGGCGGCGACGCGGCGCGTCTCCCGGTCGGTGATTCGGTCGAGGTCCACGTGGAGCGCGCCGACGAGAATGCGCTGCGATGTGATGGCCCTGACCTCGTGCGGCGCTAGCGAGGCGAGCCAGAGCGCTACGGACTCCTCCCACGCGTCGGTGATGCGGTGGACTTCGGTCGCATCAACGCGCGCCTCTTCGGCCTCGGCCGACAGCCACCACGCCTCGCCCGCGTCGTAACGCGCGACGGCTTCGGCCCAGAGCTGGTCACGATCGCTCTTGAGCGTGGCGGTGTCGACGTGCGAGACGCGCATAACCCAGAACCGCCGGTCGCCCGTGGAGTCCGACAGGAACTGCGCTTCGTTGGTGCTACCGACGATCACGTTGTGGCGCGGCACGGACTCGACGACGCGGCCATAAGGCGCGCGATAGGTGTCGACCTGCGACGAGACGAATGCCTTGACGCGGCCCGCGTGCGCGCGGCTCGTGACGTGTTCGAGTTCGCCGAGCTCGTAGATCCACGCCGCGTTGATCTGCATCATCGCGTCTTTCGACTCGATATCGACGGCGCTATCGCTGAACCACTGCCCGCCGAGGATGCGGAAGAAGCTGCTCTTGCCGATGCCTTGCGGCCCGACGAGCACGAGCGACGTGTCCACCTTGCAGCCCGGCTCCATCGCGCGGGCGACGGCGCTGACGGCCCATGTGCCGATCAGTGTGCGATTGAGCGGCGTGTCCTCTGCGCCGAGGCACTGGACGGCGACGTGCTCAAGGCGGTCCACGCGATCCCACGTGAGGCCGCGCAGGTAGTCTCGCACGGGATGGTGAGGCTTCTCGGACGCGACAAGGAGCACGGCCGATGCGACGGCGTCGGCGCCGGGGGAGAACTGCCACCGCAGTTCGATCTTCTCGCGAATCGCAGACAGCCCAGCGTCGTTGACGCGCTCTGCGTTGAGCTCTGGCGATCGGGTCATCGCGTTGAGCTTCAGCGTCGCGTAAGGCTCTTCGTGTCGCAGGATGGCGCAGAGGTTCGCGAAGGTGTTTCGCACCGCGCCTTGCTTCGTGGTGGAGAGCTTCGTGAGCCAGTCTTCGTCGTTGACGCTTGAGATGACGCCATCGGCATCGGCCTCGACTGGCGCTTCAGCCTTCGTCGCGGGAGCGCGCTTTGCGGCGGCCTCATCGCGCTTTGCTGCGTAGTCCGGTGAGAGGCCGGGCTGATAACGCGCGGCGCTCGAGACGATTGACTTGACCTCGGCGGGGTCCAGCGGTGGCGAGCATCGCGTGTCGTTCTCGGCGAGGATTGCCGCGAGGATGGCGGGCTCTTCGAAGCCCGCGGAGCGCATCGAGCACGCGCGCTTGAAAAGCGTTTCGTTGCGCGAGCCCTCGACGATGTCGCCGCCGCTCCCGCCGGGGAGCACGCGGAGCTTGGGGCGCTTGGTCATCGCGTCGAGCCACGCTTGCGGGATGGGCGCGACGTCGACTTCGTCGGGTCGCGACGACAACTCCCAGCCGTAGGCCTTGCCGCACACGTGCCCCGAGGGCGGCGCGACGACATAGCCTCCGTCGCCGCGCACGTCGACGCCGGGCGCGAGCGTCGACGCGCTGTTGCGCACGGTGACACCCTCGGGGAGCGCCAGATAGATGTGTCGCCCACCGCTGCCGGTGATCGCTTCGACGGTGTCGGGGAGGGCGCCGAGGCGCCCGCGGAGGTCGTCGAATCCGTCGTCGCCACCGTGGCGCGGGTCGATGTCGATCACGACCAGGCCTGCGCCCGTCGCGACACCGATGTGCGCGTCAGGCCACTGCGACCACCAGATGCGGACCTGCGCGGCGTCGGTGGTGGCGTCGAGACACCCGCGGGGCGTCCGCGGGTGCTTGCCGGGCTTCGTGCCGGTGCACTTCGCGTCGCCACACGAGCACACTCCGTCCGCCACGGAGTGCAGCGGGAACACGCGCCAACCGAGCTGCGTGGCGTAGATCATCGCAGCGCGCCCGAGGCGCGAGAGCTTCGGCGCGGGGATCATCGCGACGCCACCTTCTCGTGTGAGAGGTGCTCGCGAATCAGTCGCCGGATCACGGCTGCCCACGATGTTCCGAGGCGCGCGGCTTCGTCGGCGAGGAGCTTGCGATCGATGTCTTCGAGCTGAATTGGGGTCTGTCGCTTCATGCCGCGACGGTACCACAATAGTACCGTCGCGGCTACTTCGGCTCGGTCTGTTTGATGGCGTCGCAGAGCCAGTTGACGAGGTCGCCGAGCTCGGACTCTCGCACGGCGATTTGCTTACCCTTCTCGGGCCAGTCACCGTCCCACACGGCGATGCGCCAGTAGGGGCGGTTGTTGTACTCGTGCCGAGTCAGGCGCAGCTCACCCTTGTCGGGTCTGCGCTTGCTGCCGATCAATACGCCCTGCTCTGGTGTCTCTCGCGGCGCGCGCTGTTGGGCGAAGCGCGCGTTGTGCCTTTCGGCGATCTCGCGCGGGTTCATGCGGTCACCTTGACTTGCCCGCGGAGGAGCATCCGCACGAGCGCGGAGAGGGACACGGATCGCTCGGCCGCGAGGCGCACGAGCACGGCTTTGTCCTCTGGCGACAGGCGCACGAGGACGGGACAGGATAGATCGCTCATGCGCGCAACGATATCACGCGACCCTCCCGGCGCTAGCAATCTGCGTCGCGTGCGCGTTACGCGTCGCGTGCGCGTTACGCGTCACGCGCGGTGCGGGAGTCGTTGCGGCGCAACGCGTTAGTCGTCGGAACGGATCTCACCCCACACGCGATCCCAGTGCGCGCGGATAGCGGCGCGCTGGGCAGCGCGCTCGGCGCGACCGGCGTCGGACTGTGCATGGGCGAGGGTCCGCGCCTCGGACCACTGTCGCGCGGCGATGTAGTCCTGCTTCGATGCGCGCATGGGATCGCGCTCGCGCTCAATGGCGGCCTGACGAGCTTTGAAGGCAGCTTGATCTTCCGCGAAGCGTTGACATCGCGCACACATCGCCGAAACATCGTCGCTGCGTTGCTCTGTCGAAAGAGCGCCGTCCGCCCACGTTGCAAGCATCATCGTGGACACCTCGATCCACGGGATCGTCATGTCCGCGCGCTTGCGAGCATCAACGCGATGCGTGTGCATGATCTCGATTGCGGCTACAGGCGTGACACCATCGAGGAGCACGATGTCTGGACGTCGCGTTCCCACGCGCTCCTCGATGGCAACGTGCGACCACGCCGGTATCTCCCACGTTGTTTCCGTGCGTCGCCCGCACTCGGCCACACGGCACGGCACTACCAACTGCACAGCCCGCCCCGGCGACGCACTTAGCCACGCGGCGACACGCTCCTTTGCGCGGTAGTGCTCCGTCGTCTCCTCTGCCGTGCAACCTGTCCCGGGGGTCTCATGCCGGAAATGCGGCGCGACTTTGCCGGATTCTCCCGCCACAGGGATGAGAGGGTGATTGTGACTGCACACAATGCCGCGGTAGTCGCGTGCCTGCACGCCGAGAAACTCACCGGCCCACCGCCACACGCCGCGCGCGTCACGAGCCCACTCAATGCTGACTTCTGACATGGCTCACTCCGACGCCCCCGCGCGTGCGCGCTCGATCGCCGCAAGCGCGTCCTCGGGTGAGCGCACGACCGCCGCGAACCCGCCGTAGCGCCGCACGAGGGCGAGCCACTGCGTCTGCTCTGGCGCGACGCGGCCCGTGGCGGTCTTGATTTCCAGCGCGACGAAGCGCCCGGCGAGCACGCCGACAAGGTCCGCGCTTCCCGGCGCGAGGCCGTAGCGAACGCGCGCGCCGCGCTGGTCTGCGACGCCCACGTTGTTGCGCCACATGCACAGGTCCGGCACTGTGGCAAGTGCCAGTCGAATCGAGTCCTGAACCGCTCCCTCACCCATCACAGACCTCCGAATCGCGACGACAGCACGCGCCACGCAAGCGCGGCCTGCTGCGGGACAACGGCGTTGCCTAGCGCCTTCAACCGCGACCTCCGTTGCAGGGCGGCGAGCGTCACGCGCGGCGGCTCCCACTCGTGTTGCGCTTCACCGCGGGCGGCGGGCCACCGATGAGCGTCCAGCCCGCGGGAAAGCCCATCAACGACTCCACCCACGCGGGGTTGAGCGAGCCCTTCGCCCCCGGCTCGTTCTCCGTCGCCTCGTCCAGTTGCCCGCGACGCTGCCCCGGCTGCGAGGAGCCCTTGAAGTCGTTCGCTCCAGGCGTCGGCCACAGCGAGGACGAACACCCGCTCGCGTCGGTGAGGGGCGCCCGCATCGGACGCGCGTAGCACCGCCCACTCCGCATCGAACCCGAGCGCGGCCAGGTCTCCGAGAACGTGTCCGAACTCCATTGAAAGGAGCCCTGCGACGTTCTCCACGAAGACGATGCGGGGTCGAACCTCGCGAATGATTCGCGCGAACTCGCGCCAGAGCCCGCTGCGTTCTCCTGCGGTGAGCCCGGCGCGCTTTCCGGCGACGGACACGTCCTGACACGGGAATCCCCCTGCGATGATGTCGACATCCTCTAGCTCCTGTCCTGTTGTTCCTGCAGTGCGCACGTCGACGTATCGCCGCGCGTCGGGCCAGTGTTGCGCGAGCACGCTGCGGCACCACGCGTCGGCTTCGACCTGCCACACAGTGCGCGCTCCCGTTGCGTGCTCTACGCCGAGATCGAGGCCGCCGATGCCTGAGAAGAGTGACCCGAGTTTCACGAGATCCCCTTCGGCCAATAGCCAAACGCCTCTCTAAACCTCATTCCAACCCACGCGGGCTTGTAACCGCGCCTCGCTGCGATGCGTCGCCACTCGGCAAGCCGCGCCTCGCGCTCGGCGCGCGGTGCGACGACGGTCACGCGCGCCATCTCCGTGCGGCGCACCTCGATCGGCTCGGGCGGCGGGAACGCATAACCGCAGCGCTTGCACTGCGCGCCGCGCTTTGCGCTCTCGACGACGTGCCCGCACGCGGGGCACTGCGACAGTGCCTCGCGGTCGCTCTTCTCACGGCGCTGTCCCGTCGTGAGCGACCACGCGCGGTCCTCGTCAGGCATCCCGTGCTCGTGCACTGCGCCCGCGAGGTCGATCAGCAGACAGCGCTTTGCGGCGTTGCCGCCCGTGCGCCGCACGCGCCCGATCGTTTGCAGATAGACCGCGAGAGACCCGCAACCGCGCGCCAACACGCACACCTCTGCGCGCGCGCTGTCCCATCCCTCGGTGAGAACGAAGACGTTGCTCACCACGTCAATCTCGCCCGCTTCGAAGCGCGCGAGGATGGCGTCACGCTCGGCGCGCGGAGTAGCGCCGTCGATGTGCGCGGCGCGTTCTCCGATGCGCGCGACAACGGCGCGTGACTCAGCGCACGTGGCCGCGAACACAATCGCAGGACGGCCTGGCGCGTGCGCTGCGAGGGCGTCCGCGGGGTCTGCGCCGATCGCCGATTGCAGCCGCGATCCCGGCGCGATCACGTCGATGGGCGCGAGGTGTCCCTGCGCTACCAACTCGCTCACGGTGATCGGCGCGACGAGCGCCTCGAAGGCGTCGCCAAGCGGCGCGCCGTCCGATCGCTCGGGTGTCGCGGTGAGCCCGAGATGCCACGCCGCGGGATATTGCGCGCGGATATCGCGATAAGTGTCCGCGGCGCAGTGGTGCGCTTCGTCCCATATCAGCAGGTCCGCGGGCGGGTGTTGTTCTCGCGCGGTGAGCG